CTAAACCTAATAACTATACCTACTTAACTACTTAGAGAGAGCTAGTAAAGAAATACTTGTAGAAGAGTTGACAAAGCCGAAGTTTTTTGGTATGGTGTTTATACCGACAATTAAATAGGAGAGTGATAGTTATGTTAAATGACTACCGATACAAAATAACCCAAGAGCAGATTGAAGCAGCACGAGAACTTCGTGCCACTGGTTTGTCTCAACAAAAGGTTGCTGACCAATTAGGTCTGACTAGAAATCAAGTTCAGTATTGGACCAATGATGCAAGTCGTGAAAAGCAACGAGAAAAAAATGCCAAGTATAATAACTGGGCTAATATGACTGACGAGCAAAAAGCTAAGAAGTTAGCTACTGATTATAAAAAGAGAAAAGAGAACTGGAAAGAAACTCCAGCATCTTATCTAAAACATTCAGTGCATTCTGCTAAAGCAGAAACTAGAAGTAACCGACACACAGTGTTAGGTATGGATATTGCTGATGCTGAAAGAGCAACTCAAAATCGCCCTAACAAGAAAGTAGATTATTAATATGAAACACAATGTTATATTGAAAGAAATTAGAAAAATAGATGATATTGAAATTGAAGAGATAAACTCTGAAGATACAAAATATCTTATAAAAGGTTCTGTGCCTTTGTATTCAATCGATATGGTTGAACTAAACAAATGGTATACAAAATGGCTCAAGGATTTAACAAAGCTTGATAACTATGGAACAGAGTATTTTGAAACTATTTATCCCGAGCAAATTCGTGGGTCAGCTTTAGATGCCATAGAAAATTTTATATTGGAAAATCTAGACTTAAAAGATTTGCTAAGTAGTTTTTCTTTTTATAGTGATTTTAAAATTGTTTGGTCCTCTACCTACTTATACTCAGCTTCTGTTGGATTTGAGCTAGAGATTGCAGACGTAGCACCTTTTTAATTTTGGTGTTATACTAAAAATACAACTGTAGGAATAGAGTGCAAGGAGAGCTTGCGACGGCTAGATTTTAGTAGGTTAGTTTCACACAGCATATACCCTACTGTAGTTTACTAGTTCATTGAACACCTAAAGTTGTATCAGATAAAGGAGATATTTATGAGTATATGGAACGATGATGATATAAAAGATGGCTTTGAATTTCTTGACAGTATGGAAGAAATTTCAACGACAGTTATGGAAATCAAAGTTTTAAGCGCAGCTGTAAAAATGGCTAAAGAAAGAAACAAGAATACTGAAAACGATTTACTATTAGCTGGGCTATCAGAAACTTTAGAGAAGTCTATAGAGAAGTTCGAGAGTTTGGAAAGTATGTCTAAATTATTTGTTGAACTTTACAGAAGCTCACTAGCTTTAGGGTATGACTATGAATGAGAAAGCAGCAGATAAAAAAATTAAAAGAAATCTAGAACACGCTGCAGCAATGATTATGTGTTGGATACCTAAAGAAAAAAGAAATCAATATTTAAATTACTTCTACTCGCTATTTAACGACGAATAAAGGAAAAGGAGACAATGTTAGCTAAAGACAATGACAGAATGCTGGAGGTTTCATTCGAACAAATAGAACATCACGGCAACTCTATGGAAATGGTAAGGTCATTTGAGTCAGAACTTGAACACTATAATAATGTAGTTTTTGGTAGAACTCAATCACCAGTATCAGAAGGTATTTCTACAATGTATGAAATCAGTGTTGCTTATTACGCAAGAGCAAAAGAGATAGAAATGTATTGCAAGAAGTTTGAGAGTGGTATAGATGTTGGAAAGACAAGACACCCACTATATAAGTTTAGAACCGGTCAGCTTAATGTATTTATTGAGATGATAAAAGAACTTACTAAACTTGGTAGTAGAAGAATAACTGTAGCTCAAATGATGTTACAAGAGGATTTAAGAGACCAACTATAGTTTAGGTGGGTTACGTCCTTTCGCGCGTTTGAGAAGTCCTTCGAGTATCTACTGGGCTGTTGAGCAGCAAGTGGTTAAGTAACTGCAAGGGTAAACATTGTTCCTGTCATACTTATTTGGATAGGTTCCCGACATAACCGGACGGGTATAAGGCAAAGGATGGAGCCTAGGTTAGAGAAAATCTAATCTGTGTCGCAAGACTGAGGCAGACGCGAATTAGAGTAGCCCACCATTTTTAAGAACGTGAACCACCGTCATACCAAAGTGCGTGTCCTTTATCTACCATTTTTTCGTTGATATCTACACCGTCTATCATTAGTGTCCCTAGAACTCTACCGTATTTACCAGTTCCGTGTGATTGCATTTCAACTTCTGCATCTTCTAACTCTTCTATGAGCCAATCTTTCGCAGCCAGCCCTCGTTTTTTCTCTTCCAAATCTCTTGTTCGTGATTCCGGAGCATTAATACCCATAAGTCGAACACGACATTTATGCCACACATTGAAACCCAAATCAATTCTAACATCTACTGTATCCCCATCTACTACTCTTAAAATCTCTATTTTGTAATAAAACATTACTCTTAGTATAGCTTTCTGTCCTACCGCCGTGTTATAGTAGTTACCCATAACAGAATAGGAGAACCATATGGAAAGTTGTATAGACAACAAAAAGATAAACAAGAAAATAAAATCGACAATAGCTCAATGGTCTAAAGCTCATAAAGCAAGACTTGATGACATAGAAAATAACTTTGCTTATTACTATGAAGGTGGTGTAACAGAAGACTACACTAGCGTAGATTTTGATTTTGAAATGTTAGATAATGATAAAGCTCAGTTGCAGAAATTTGTAGATGAAATGAAATATGCAATTGATAGATTAGAACATACATTAGATACCGTTAAGTGATAGACTGTAACTGTCTACGGTAAATGCCATAGTGAGGATTCTGTGTGAAGATGATAACCCCTACTATTAAGCAAATACTTACAGAGAACCCCTCACAAAGAGGGGTTTTCTTTTACCTTTTTCGCTTTTTAGGCTTTTTAGGTTTTTTCTTAGGTTTATACATTCCGTATCCCATTAGCGCTCTCCTTGTCTCGACAACTTTTTAATATGCTTCCTATAGAGAATCTCATCTTTCCCATCCATAAGATGCTTAGCTTCTTGACGTGTTAGGTATTCTGTAAAAGGTTTTCTGCGTCCCTTATCTTTTATATGCTTGTCATATAGATGACAGATAATCGGTCCTTTAATATTTGGGAAAAGTAATTTAAATCCAGCTTTCTTAAGATAGACTGTCTGCAACGGCTCTTCTGCAAAGAATATTGCTTCTTCTACTAAACAAGGATTCTTACCCCATTCAGAAGTTCCGAATGCAAAGTTAGCACAGAACTTATCTATATCTATGTATTCTCTTCTGTCATCATTTATAGGTTCGTCTATCCAGTTATCAGTGTATTTGATATATGTTCTAAGATTTTTTTCTATTCTTGGATATCTGAACTTTCCATTGCCTACCGGAACTCTTTGATTGTTTACATACTGGTATTGACCAGCATAAGCTGTAAGTATTGTCATAGGGTCTTTAGGGTGTATGTTTATAAGTTTCTCATCCCAATGTGGTGCAAACCAAGTATGGCTATCTATTTGTAATACCCAGTCTTGTCCATCATACATATCGTTAACAACTTTTCTTTGCTTGCCTACACCAAGTAGTTCTTTCTTCAGCTCTATAGTTACTAATGTATATTTAAATTCTGCTTTGATTGTAGCAAGTGCATCTAAAAGTCTTTCTCTGTGTTTATCTTCGCTATACATTAAAGATATACCGAAATGTAATCGACTAGGATGTTTTGCTGAGTATATGGCGTTTTGTATTGTAGGCACTAATTCATCGTCATCTAACGATGGTATCTTGATGAAAATAGTATCTAACACTCTCCTCCTTCACAACAAGCCACTACTTTTTGCTTAAACTGAATACATCTTTCATTATAGCAATAAAGTCCTGCCTTTATTTCAAACAGTATTGAGTTGCAAACTGGGCAATTAGGTTGCATAGAACTACTTCTTAGAACCTATAAAAGCCGACACGTATAGTAGACATACAGATACAACTACAAAAGCGTATTGCGTCATTCTTCTTCATCCGCTGGATTGTTTAGGTATATAACTTTAATAGACAATGCACAATTACTAGGCGATTGGTCGCACATCCACTGATTGTTATTTAGATGTTTGAGTGGTTCTTTACACTCAACACATCTATTAATTATTTTTCTTTTGCTCATCTAAAATCTCCTGCACTATTGGTATAAATTCTTTTATAAATCTTGTTGAAAGCACTGCAAGCCAAACTAATCCTCCAATAGAAATTAGTGAGACTGTTAATACTAGTATTATTTCGGTCATTTAAACCCCCTTTGGGTATTGACTACATTAGTTGATTGACTACTGCTGCTAAGGCTGCAAACCCTACGAATAGTCCTGTGAATTCCTGTCTTGACATCTTTGTATTGACTTTTTCGTGGAGCGAGTCAATGCGCTCATTAATTTTTTCTTGTCCTTCTAAAACCATTAACAACATTTCCTTCTGAGTTAAACCATTACCGTTACTATGTTTTGATTCAGACATTAGTTATTCTCACAAAAATCGCTGCCATATTCACAATTACAAATTTGGACAAACGAGCCGTCTTCTTTTTGATTTATTAAACACATATTTAATTATACCTTACAACAGTCGTTGTTACAGTCTTTCTTTTTATCACCGGATACATAACCAGCAACAATACCAACTATGCCAGTAATAGACATTTGAAGTAATTCAATAACACTTGCATCGGGTCCTTTGTTTTCTTTAAGTGATATGTAGAAATCTCCTACAACTATTACACCCAGTAAAATAAATAATCCAACAGTGCAAGTGAGTATTACTTTATCTTTCATTAATAAATTTTTCATTAGTCTCTCAACCTTATTGTTAACAACCATATGATTGTTGATATAACAATTGCTATACCTACAATATCCTGTGCGCTTCCGGTTAACGTGAACCAAGCGATATAAAAACCCAAAAGGGTGAAAATCTGTGCAATGGACTCTTTTATGACATCTATTAGCCATTTAACCATTGCTTTAGGCTTAATCTTCTTTAGTTGTTTCCAGCTCCAAGGAAATGGTGCTTTCACTATCTTCCATATAATGCTTAATGTTTTTAATACTGTGCCTATGAGAAGTTCTGTCCCTTTACCCAAATAACTGAGTAATTCGTTTAAAACTGTATATATTTTTTTAAGTGTCCATACTACAATTTGATATGGCATACCTAATAACTGATAACCCCAACCCACCATTTTTTTAATTAATTTCAAAATGGTCTCCTACTTATGAGTGCTCCTGCTTGAGCTACTATTTGTGAAGCAATAATTATTGGAACTACTACTTCTTTTGACTTTTGACGCTGGTCAGAAGTCATATCCTGTCCTATTGTCGCAAAGTCAACATTTGTTAAATCTACATCTATTATAGCACCTACTGGATTGCTTAAAAACGCCTCTATTTGGACTTCTGTGACAACATCTGCAAGTGTAAAGTTTTCTACATCTGAACTAGCAATTGACCTCTCAACAAACTCATCAAGTGCTTGTGCTGTATTTTTATCTGAAGCTGCTTGCTCAGCAATGATTTCGAGGTCATCAGAGGCTTCTTCTTCTGTGAAACCTAGAACTTGACCAACCTCAGTCTTCTCTTCCTCAGATAATTCAGCTACAGTCTCTACTTTGGTAACTTCTTTAACAACAGCTTGAACTATTTTTTGTGTAGTTTTATCTGCATTACCTAAGTTTTGTATCTTGGTTTCTGCAACTGCTTGGACAACTTTAACCTTTTCTTCTGTAGGTAACTCTGCAACGGCTGCCTCGACTTTTTCTGTAAGCTCTTCGTCTGCTTTTTGCTCTGCTTCAAAAACTTCCTCCTCTGTTAAGCCCTCAGTATCAATAGGCTCTTCTTCTACTATTTCAATAGTAACAACTTCTGCGATAGCTTCTTCAGTTTCCTCAACTAAAATTTCTACTTCTTCGACTGTGAGTTGTATCTCTTCGTCTCCCTTATCACTAGGAAATGGCTCAACCTCAAGTATCTCCTCAACTTCTTCATCTGCAAAATCTTCGATGATAGGTAAGGTTGTAGTCGTGGTGCTCGTAGTAGTAGGAGCAACAATAATAATTTCTTCCAACTCAAAAACTTTTTCTTCATATTCAACAACCTCTAATGTTTCTTGTAACTCTTGTATTGTATCAACTAATACTTTTAAATCTTTTTTTTCATCATCAGATAAATTATCAGTATCTACATCCTTAAGTATAGATTCTTCTAATTCTTTTTGAATTTGAGCTTCTTTTTCAGCTTCAATACGAGCTAACTCTGCTAGCTCAGCTTTTATTCTAGCTTCTTCCTCTAAACGAAGACGCTCTTCCTCAGCTAAACGCTCTTCTTCTGCAATACGCTCTGCCTCAATACGGGCTTCTTCTTCAGCTTTTTCTTGAGCTATTCTAGCCTCTTCAGCCTTACGAGCCTCTTCAGCTCTACGCTCTTCCTCAGCTTTCTCTGCCGCTATACGATTTTCCTCAGCGATACGAGCTTGCTCAGCCTCATAAGCTGCTTGAGCTGCTGCATTTGCATCATCTTGTGCTTTTTGATTGAATACAGTTAGTGTCGGTTCGGTAGAAAAACCACTATAAGCATTATCATCAGAGCTATAACCTCTAACTGAAAAGGTGTAATCTCCATTAGGAATGCTTTCATAA